AATTTGTATGACAGACTTGCGTCTAGATATACAAAAGCTTTAGCAAGATCTATGGCTCAAACTAAACAAGTTAAAGCAGCTGCACCATTAAATAATGGTTTACCTGGAGGTAGTTTTACTTCTGGTGATGGTGTAACTCTTTTCAACACAGCTCACCCAACTATTTCTGCAAGTTTCAGTAATACATTGGCGACACCTGCGGACTTAAACGAAACTTCATTAGAACAAGCAATGATTGATATCGCTGCTCTTACTGATGAAAGAGGTTTAAAGATCGCTGCGAAAGCTGTGAAGATGATCATTCCATCTGCACTACAATTCACTGCTGAAAGACTTATGAAGTCTTCACAAAGAGTTGGAACTGCTGATAATGATATTAACGCACTTGTATCTATGGGAATGGTTCCTGGTGGATACACAGTTAACCACTATTTAACTGACACAGATGCGTTCTATATCACTACAGACGTGCCTAACGGAATGAAGCATATGGAAAGAGCTCCATTGACTACTAAAATGGAAGGCGATTTCGATACTGGAAACGTAAGATACAAAGCTAGAGAAAGATACGTATTTGGCGTATCAGACCCTAGAGGTATTTTTGCATCACCAGGTGCTTAATCAATAATTTTGTGGCGGGACATAGTTCCGCCACAATTACACCATAGAAAGACAAAACCATGAAAAAATTCCTTGTAAACATATATGCATATGATCATCACGCTAGATTTGAAGTAGAGTCTAAAGATGATCCTGTTTCTCTAGAACAATCAATAGTTGACAAACTGGGAGAAAAGAGTATAAGTTGGGAATCATCGGGAATGTTTTCGAACAAACCTTATCGAATAACTTATGAGGAAGTTAGTAATGATACAAGACCTATACAAAGCAAAAAGGTCCTTGGAGTTGAAGTGGGAACAGGAGCATCTATCTAATGGTAGATATACTCTTGAAATGGTCAGAATTGATGACAAAGTTAAGCAGATCATCACTGATATTAAGCTAGAAGAAGCAGCTATTGCTCACAAACAAAACACTGTAGAAGGTGTTACTCCACAAGTTTCTGTAGCTACTTAGTCAAAAGCTACATCGCTGAAATGCATAAATACCTTAGGCTCTCTTGCGCTCTACTCAAATCTAGTATATAAAAAACATACTATACAATTATTAAAAGATCATAGACGCGTATAGTCGACGGCCTAGAGACTATGATCTGTAAACTAGGAGGATATAATTATGGCAAAAACTACATTTTCAGGTCCAGTACTTGAAGGAAAAGAAGGTGTAAACATTGAAACTAAATCTTCAAACTACACTGTAACTAACGCTGATTCAGGAAAAACTTTTGTTTCTGAAACAGACGGTGTTGTATTCACATTACCTGCAATCGCAGTTGGATACTCATTTAAGTTTGCAAACAATGCACCTGATGGAGCAAATGCTCTAACAATTAGTCCAAATGCAGCTGATGGAATCACTTATGCTGGTTCATCAACTGATGACAAAGACTTGATCAATACAAAAGCTACTTCTAAACAAGGTGACTATGTTGTAATTTCATCATTAGATGGAGTTGTTGCATGGCAAGTTACTGAAGTTAGAGGAACTTTTGCTAAAGAAGCATAATAAATAATTAGTGTGGGGCTTCGGCCCCACATCAATTTAACGGAGAATAATTATGGCAGGCGGCGGATCATTTATAAGCGATCAAAAGTTTACAACACTAACAGCAGATGGTAGATTTAAAACTATTACTGGTGGAAGTATAAATTTAGGACCATGTAGAGTTACTTATATTCAAGCTCATGGTGGAACTAATTGTTTAGTAAAACTACATGATGGAACAGATGCTACAGGTTCTTTAGAGTTTCAAGCTAAATTTAGTTCTGAAGGACTTGATTTAATGGTCCCTGGTTCTGGCATAAGATTTAAAAATGGAGTCTACTTAGATTTAACTACTACAGACTCTGTAACAATAGGATACACAGGATAATGAAATCAGACGTAAAAGCAGTGAGAAAAACAGACGCTACATCAGTCTTTGCAGGAAGAACAAGATTAAGAGGAATTATTTTAGCATCAACAGGTTCTGCAGGTTCAGTTACATTACAAGATGGAAACTCAGTAACACAGTTTCAAGTAGATGTACCAGCAGGTGATGTATTTTCTTATAATCTAGCAGAAGACGGAATCTTATTTGAAGGCGGAATGACAGTTTCTGCTATATCAAATGCAACGGCAACTGTTATTATAGATAAATAGGAGAGTAAATGGCAACTTCCGAAACTACAACTTTCGAAAAAGGTTTTTCTATATCGGATATTGTAGAAGAGTCCTATGAAAGATTAGGTATACAAGGTGTATCTGGTTATCAATTAAAATCTGCTCGAAGATCCCTTAATATTTTATTTCAAGAATGGGCCAATAGAGGTTTACATTATTGGGAAGTTGCAAATAATAATCTAACATTAGTTAACGGCCAATCTGTTTATACAATGTTTAGATCAACTGATGACGTTCCACCAGGTGTTACACCAGATGCAACCGCTGTTTTTGGTGTTGATGATATACTAGAAGCTTCTTATAGGAATTCTAATGTGGACACACCTCTTACAAAAATAAGTAGATCACAGTATCAAGCATTATCAAATAAGACTTCTACTGGAACACCATCACAATATTTTGTTCAAAGATTTATAGATAAAATTACAATAACTTTATATCTAACACCTGGGTCTAATGAAGCAGGTAAGTTTTTAAATTATTATTATGTAAAAAGAATTCAAGATGCAGGTGATTATACTAATGATGCAGATGTACCTTACAGATTTGTACCATGTATGACTGCCGGTTTAGCTTACTATCTTGCGATTAAAAATGCACCCGACAGAGTTCAAATGCTAAAGATGTTATATGAAGATGAATTACAAAGAGCTTTACAAGAGGACGGCTCATCATCAAGTACTTTTATTAGTCCTAAAGTTTATTATCCGGAGTCTTAATGTCTAATCTTTCTTCAGGTAGATACGCACAGTTTATTTCCGATAGATCAGGATTAGCGTTTCCGTATTCTGAAATGGTGATTGAATGGAATGGTGCAAGAGTCCACATATCAGAGTTTGAACGTAAACATCCTCAATTAGAACCAAAACCACATAGTGCGGACCCGCAAGGTTTATTAAATGCAAGACCTGCAAGAGTTGAACCTGCTGTTGCAAGAATATTGACTTTAAATCCATTATCTACAACAAGTGGGTCTACAACAATATCTGTATTTGAAGACAATCACGGAAGAACTACAGGTGATACTGTTAGATTTAGAAATGGAGAAGAAGGTGCAGGTATAACTGCTGCAGATATAAATAACGCTTCGGGATTTACAATTACAGTTACAAATGATAATAACTATACATTTACAGCTGCAGGCACTGCAACTGCAACTGCAAAAATAGGAGGAGGGAGTATATCGGCTGGTCCGGTTACTCTAACACCATAATGGCATATACACTTACAAACTTACAAGACGATATTAGAAACTACACTGAAGTAGATAGTGATGTTTTATCTACAGGTGTTTTAAGTACTATAATCAAAAACGCTGAAAATAGAATTTACAGAGAAGTAGACTCCGACGATAATCGATTCTACGCTACATCAAACCTACAATCTGGAAACAGGTATGTTTCAATTCCAACTGATCTTAGATCTATAAGATATGTTCAATTAAAAGATGGGTCTAATAACCAAGTATTTTTAGAAAAAAGAGATACCAGTTTTATGACAGAATATTACAATACACCCAGCACAGCCAGTGGCCTTCCCAAGTATTACGCCAACTGGGACGCTAATTTTTGGGTAGTGGCACCTACACCAAACAATACTTTTGAAATTACCATGGCTTATATTAAACAACCTAGTTCAATATTAGATAGTCCTCAAAGTATATCAGGAACTTACGTAAGTAATAAATATCAGGATTTACTTTTGTATGCTTGTCTGGTAGAAGCATATGGATACTTGAAAGGTCCAGCGGATCTGTTACAATACTACGAACAGTCATATAAAAGGGCTGCAAAATCGTATTCTATCGAACAAGAGGGTAGAAGACGTAGGGATGAATGGCAAGATGGCGTTATTCGTTCTCAGATTAAGTCGCCATCACCATAAAATAAATTAAGGAGATAATTAAATGGCAAATATAGTACCGGATTCTTTTAAAACAGATACTCTAAAAGGAACCTTTAACTTTAAATCTACTGCCCAAGGTGGGGGAAGCACTTTTAAATTAGCGCTTTACGATGATATTTCTGCTTTTAGTACTGCAACAACTGCTTATACAACTACTAATGAAGTTTCTTCATCTGGTACAAACTATACTGCAGGTGGAAATACTTTAACTAACTTTGGTGTAAATATATCAAGTAACATTGCATACGTTGATTTTGATGATTTAACTTTTTCATCTGTAACGTTAACTGCAGTAGGAGCACTGATTTATAAAGGTACAAGTAATGAAGCTGTATTAGTTTTAGACTTCGGCGGATCAAAAACTGCAACTAACGGTGATTTCGTTGTTCAGTTTCCAACTGCTGATTCGTCTAATGCAATCATTAGACTTGGCGACGCGTAATATTTATAAGGAATACAAATGGCGTTAGTAGTAAATGACAGAGTAAAAGAAACAAGTACGACTACTGGTACCGGCACATTCACTTTGGCTGGAGCTGTAACTGGTTTTGAAACTTTTTCTTCTGCTATTGGAAATACAAATACGACTTACTATGCAATATCTTTACAAGGTGGAGCAGAGTTTGAAGTTGGTCTTGGGACCGTTGCGGCTGGAACATTAGCTAGAACAACTATTATTTCTTCATCTAACTCAGATAGCGCTGTGAACTTTTCAGCAGGCACAAAAGATGTATTTTGTACATTACCAGCTAGTAAAGCTGTTTATAAAAATGCGTCTGATGTAATAGAAGGGGTACCAAGTAACGGATTCGTCATTGCTATGTCGATTGCATTATAGTATAAGGAATAAATTATGGCACAAAACTTTAGAAACTATTTAAAAAGAGAAACAGGAACAGCAGCAGTAGATGCTTTAGGCGGAGCTGCGGATAGTTTTGATACTTTAATTAGTATTAGAATGGCAAACATCACTACTTCAACAATTAATGTTGATGCATACATTAAAAGATCGTCAGCAGATTATTATTTAATTAAAAATGCGCCAGTTGTAAGTGGCGGATCATTAGAACTTATTGATGGAGGCTCGAAGATAGTACTTGCTTCAGGAGATCAGCTATTTGTTAAATCAGATACAGCTTCTTCTTTAGATACTGTCGTTGGCGCTGTAGATGATATAAGTACATAAGGAGAATCATGGCCTATTTAGGAAACGCACCGAAACAAAATTTAAATACCATGAACTCTCAACAGTTCAGTGGTGATGGATCCACGGTCAATTTTACATTAAGTCAAAGTGTTTCAAACACTGCAGAAGCAGAAGTCTATGTTGGAAACGTTAGACAAGATCCCTTTTCAGCTTACTCAATATCAGGTGGTACCACTTTAGCTTTCACAGAAGCTCCACCATCAGGCACAGCAAACATTTATGTAGTGTTCCAAGGTAAATCTACCGGTAGCATTAACCCTGGAGAAAACAGTATTCAAGCAGGAATGATTTCTGCAATCAAT